GGAGGGCATGACCGATTGGGAGCGGAGTACCGCTGCCAGGGCGTACCCGTTCTATACGTGGACGCGGAACTCGTTGCCGTTGATGGCGACACAGCTCGTGTACAACCCGAAGCCGTTCCTCAGGTACCTCCAGTTGAAGAACAACATCGAGTTGGGTGTGGAGAAAGACCGTACGGCGCCAGGCTGGTATGGGGAGCGGTGGGGCATTGACCTGTCAGGCCTGTTGGGCAACCCGAATCAGGGTGCCCGCACTTGGGCTTTCCCCGACCTGCCATTCATGGACTTGATCGAGTTCGCCGAAATGCCGCTCCAAGACATGGAACGTCCGTTCGGCGGCTTGACCCGTCTCGCCGAGGGATTCGCTCCTCAGATCAAGTTCCCTATTGAGACGATAATGGGTGCCCAAATCTTCAGGAACATACCGATCTCAACGGAGTATGTGAAACCTCCTCCGTTGTTTGATGTGCCAGGGTTGCTGCCGTTCTTGGAGGGACTCCCTGGCGACTTGGTGGCGAAGAACAGCCGAGGCCAATATGGGATGCGTGAAAACGTCCTGTACGGGTGGGGTACGTTCGTGCCGTTGGTGTCTCAGATGAGGCGCCTGATCCCCCGTGAGGAGCGGTACAAGGATCAGGACAAGTTGTTCTCTGCGTGGCTGAGTTGGATCATGCCCATTGGTATACGCAGGCAGGGGCCACGGGACACGCGGGGGGAGCGGGGGGCGCGTCAGCGGGAACGGTCGATGTCTAGGTCGGAGCGTCGGTCGTTGGAGCGCATCAGATGAGAGCCGTGTACGTTTCCCGTGAAGCGTGGGGTGCCACCGCACCCACAAAGAAGTGGACGTGGCTCAACCAGAAACGGGTCGAAGGCATCGTCGTACACCACAGCGGTGTAACAGGCGGCCCCACAGGCGCCAACGCCGTACGAGCCTTTGAGACGTACCACATGACGACCAGGGGGTGGTCGTCTATTGCGTACAACTGGTTGGTGGACGTGGACGGCACCGTCTACGAGGGGCGCCGTGACGGTGCCGTGGGTGGGGCGACAAGGAACTGGAACTTTAGAACAGAAGCCGTCTCATACATCGGAGACGGCCATCAGGCGTTGAGTTTGGAAGCCCAACAAGGTTTCCGCCTGGTCATCGACGAGTTGCAACATAAGTACGGTGGGGGGTTGTGGATCAAAGGCCATCAAGATTTGGCTTCTACGAGTTGCCCTGGGAATTGGTTGTACGACTGGGTGGGGGATGGGGCTCTCCTAGTTGCGCCGCCAGGCGCCCATGTGCCGTCGGTGGATTGGGACGCCTTGGTCGCATACATGCGGGCGTTGGGCGCCGAAGTGGAGGCCCGTCCGTTGAAGCGCAAGATGCGTGGCGAGAAGGTTCGGTTGGTGCAGGCGACGCTGCCACGGTGGGGATGTGACCCTGGTGCCGCCGATGGGATCTTCGGGTGGCGTACGAAGGGTGCGGTGAAACGGTTCCAGCGAAGCCTGTGGTTCCTGAAGGTCGACGGGGTTGTCGGCAAGACCACTTGGGACGCTCTGTTCTATAGGTAGGAGGTGCATTTCGATGCCGAAAGATAAGGGATACGGGACGTTCGAGGACACGTTCGGCAGTCAAGACGACCAGCCGTACGACTCGTCGTCGTCGTTCAACATGTGGGACATGTCGCAGAAGGCTAAGAAGGCTGCCGCATATCTTCGCAAGACGAAACTGGGGAACGCCAACAGCGGCGGACGCCCCTTCGGGAAGTAGGACACTATGAGAGATGGTTCAACCCCCAGGTTGGTGAAGGCCGCGAAGGTGTTGGTCACCACAGCCAAGTCGGGGACGATCTTTCGACCTCCCGCCAGCCAGTCGAAGTCGGGGGCGCGCAAAGCCCTGTTCAACTGATGCCAGGGAAGAAGAAGCCTCGACGCCCCAAGTACTGACATGCCTCTGATGCGCGGCGCCTCCCAGAACGCCATCAACACAAACATTGGACGCCTCATCAACGAGGGGTATCCGCGTGACCAGGCGGTCGCCATCGCCCACGAGCACGCCAAACCATCCAAGAAGGGCAAGAAATGACTACGACGAGTTCAAACGACTGGGCTGACAAGGCTGAACGCGCTGTTGCGACGTTCGCGCAGGCTTTCCTGAGCGTGTTCGTCATCTCCGACCTGTCAACAGCTAAGACTGCTATGGTCGCCGCTGGTGCGGCACTTCTTGCCTTGGTGAAGGCTTGGGCGAAGGAAGTTCTTGACAAGCGCGCCAACTGATGTCCGACGAATGGGAGACGTTCCTCGCCGAGCACGGTGACGACATTGCTTCGACGGTGCATGCGAACATGCGCCGTGAGGCGAACATGTTCGACATTGAGGACGGCACCCATGCGGGCTGGTGTGATGACAGGCTCGGCATTTTGGTTGTGCTAACCGCCGACGAAGCCGAAGGGTTGGTGTCGGAGGATTGGCGCGCCCAACACGGGTTCATCGTGCATCCCGTGTTCAAAGAGTTCTTCGGGCGTCTAATCCAGGACATGACGTTGCGGGCGTTGGACGCCCGCACCGACCCCGACCCCGACGCCTAGTCGAAGTCCAAGTAGTATTTGTCTGCCAGAGAGGGCATCAGACGTTTCAGGATTGCCCCAAGGAGTTTCGGTACTTCGTCCCGTTTGCGGGCCACCGAAGTTTTCGGTACGCCCGTGTACCGTTCCACTTCACGAAGCGACAACCCTCCACCCCACAGGCATTCGATTACGAGACGGTGCGTTTCGGGAAGTTCTTGTAGTGCCTGCTCCACTACCTGCCTTAGCTCCTCGTTGGGTATGACTTTTTTGCCAAGGCGCGCCGCTGAACGGTTCGTGTAATACAGGGTCGTTGTTGGTCTTGGTTCCCCTCCTGGGGGCGCCTCCATCAACGCTTGGAGTTCAGTGAGCGGCCTTGTCGAATCCCCAAGGGGAAGCACAGCCCGATAGTAGTCCTGTAGGGCGCTGTCGAGGATCCAACTTGTCGGGTCTACACTGAAAATCTTCGGCTTCGACATCCACTATCCCAAAAGCGACCAGACCTCCCCTGCGTCGATTGCATAGTACTCGTTGCCTTCGGGAAACTTGCGGACATCGGCTGCGTCCACTAGGGGGCGCAGCTTCTTGATCGGGAACATGAGTTGCCGATCATGGTGCGAGTCGTGAAGGAACAGGCGTACGGGCATGACGTTGCGATCCCACCACAGCAACGCATCCCACTTGTCGAGCTTCATGTGGACGACCTGTTTGCGTCCGAAGCCTTGGACTTCAACCAAGTAGTCGGAGGTGATGTAGTCGGGGGTGTGTCGGATACGTAACGGTAGTTTCCACATGGCGATGGGGGGACGGTTCAACCCGTACCGTGCGAAACTGGGGCCGCACCATTCCTCGAACACTCCTTCGGCCAGGTCGCCCATGCTGTTGAGCCGTTTGTTGAACGACTGGTCAGCGAACTGGGACGGGTTGGTCACAACTTCGTCGCCTCGATGTGGTACACGAGTTTGTCGTCAGGGTAGGCCATGCCATTCAACCCGTCCAAGGTCGCCTTGATCGCATTGTCCAAGTCGAAACGTAGTTTCGATGTGGCGTCAGGCATCTCCTCGATTTCAATGGTCTGATACTCGGGGGTGTACGCGATCCGCATAAGGATCGGCCCCTCAAACCAGGGACCGTTGCTCTGGTCGTACGCTTCAGCGATCTTCGCCTCATACTCCAACGTGTCCTGCGGGGTGTACACGCGGCCCTTGCGGGTCATGCGGGGTCGGCCCTTCGGTTTGGGGCGCCCCTCAACGATAAAGGCGTGTTCTAGATTCTGTTTTGGCATCTTGGAAGGCTTTCTGCGCCAACATTTCGAGCTGTTGCCTCTGGTCGGCGCGTGGCTGCCCGTTGATGTAGAACTTGCGGGTGTACCTGTTGTCCAAGTCCACCAGCCATGACACTATCTGCCCGACGTGGTGGCCGTCGCGGGTCGCGAACGCAGCAAACTTGTACAACCATCCGTGTCTACCCATCCCCGCGCCCTGGTTCTCCACGAACGTCGAAGACGGCGGCCCGTGTTCAAACATTTGCTTCAGGTCGCCTCTCAGATACTGTGGATCGCTTTCACGTGAAAGCGTCGACCGTTCCACGGGCGGCGGTGGTGCCTTCAACAAGGCTGCCCCCTTGATGTCGGCGACTTTGGCACGGTTAGCGTTGGCATCATGCAAGAAGTCTTCGAGGTCGAATGGTCGACCGTCTTCGTCGATGATGACCTGCCTGTCTGGGCGGACACGGTTCCCGCAATAGGGGAGACGTACAAAGTTTCCTGGTGGACCCTTCAACGCTTCACTCTTGGGGAACGGCGAATCGGTTGGGACCGATGCGATCCGTTCCGCTGCTTGTAAGCAGCGGCGCATGTCGGAGGTGGAGCACCATGTGTCGGCGAACACCCAGACGTGGGCGCCCCCCGAGCGGGTACGTTCCACCCATGCGGGAATGTTCTGTGCAGCCAACACGTTGCTGAGGCTGAACGCATAGTCGGCGACCTCGTCTTCGGTGCCTTGCCCCTTGTGGGTGTCGCTGCTCGCGTCGATGTCGATGCACCCCCACGCACACATCCACAGTTCGGGGCGCATGTCGGGGTAGAAACGCAACCCGTCTGCTTCCTGCCAGCCGCGTTGGCCGACATGTTCAACGGTCGGGTCGTACACCATCGGGTAGATCCCCAACGGGATCTCCCCGTCGAGGTGCCGTCGAAAGTGGGCGACTGTCAAATCTTCCCAAATGGTTCGGGGATGGTCGCCTGATTCGCCCCACGCGTGGATGAAACCGTGGAACGTCATGTGGAACCAAGGGGTCAGGTCATTCCCCATCCCGATGTTCCTTCTGTTCTTTCACATCGTGTGCCCGCTGGTGGGCGGCAGCCTGGTCGGTGTCCCATCCGACCTGTGTGTCACCGTCCCAGACAATCCAAGCCGTCTGCGTCAGGCCCGCGCCGAGGTAAACGACCTGCCTCTCCACGGTGACCGTCATCCCGCCCCCTGTGCGGCAAGCAACGCCTCTTTCGTGATCGCCTTCTGAGGAAACGGTTGTGACACAGTGAACGGTGTGGGGTGCAAGGCCCCAGCACACTGTTCGCCGATAAACCAGCGACGCAAACGAACCTCGCCTGTGATGCGGGTCAAATAGTCGCCGCCGTCGGCGTGCTCTATCTTCAACAGCAGGGTTCCACTGTCCGACGGCCACATGCTCACCGTCCAGTCGTCCAGGGTTGTGCGGTACGGGATCATCAGTACTCGTCGTGGTCGAGGCGGTACTGGATAACCGTCTCCTCCCACGGGTCCAACAGTTTGCCCGACTCGGTTATCTCCATGTTGAGGGTGACCTTTCTCCCATCGAATCTCTTGTTCTTCACCAAGGCTACGCCAAGGACGTTCTGCAAACGTGCACGCTCCGCGCCGCCGAGGCGGGGATCCTCGTGGGGGCGCCACACCGTCAACATGAAATGTGCCATGTCTTCCCCCCCGTACCTGCCTGACTCGATACCCAACGCTGTGCCACGGTTCGCCGAACCGCGTGACGCCTGATGCACGATGATCGTCACCGCATCGTGGCGCATACCCAACGACTTCAACGCTGAGATACGTGACGGGTCGTCGCCCAGTTCCCCGTCGTCGAGCTGTGATGCGAAATCCCAGATGAACACGTCGGCCTTGCGCCCATACTGCACCTCCGCCCACGTACCCAACATGTGGTCGGCGACGTCAATGGGGCCGCACACGTTGTGGCCCATGCGTCGCAACTCCGCCCCGTACCGTGAGAACGCTGAACGGTCAATGATTCGCAGGTTCTTCAAATCGGTGTCGGACTGGTGGCGTAACGCCGTCAAGATCCGTTCGTCACCCCTGCTAGCCAGGTCGTGCACCTCGCGGGGGTTCTTATTCAACCTGATGCTCAGGATGCGGGACAGGACCATCAGGTCTGGTTCGTCAGGCGTCATCCACATGACAATGTTGTTCGGGTTGCGGGCCACAGCGTTGGTGAGTAGCAGAGTCTTACCAGTGTGCGCCTTACCAGCGACCACCATGACTTCCCGCTTCTTCAACCCGCCGGCCAACGCGTCGTCTATGTCATGCACGCCGAGCGCCCACTTGTTGGACGTGTCCGCCGCATCTTCGATGAGGCGTTCAACGATGTCCAAACAGGTAGGCAGAGCAGGGACGGCAACAGGGCGGGCTGGTTCGTCGGGGGAGAGAGTCGATTCGCCAGCCCGCGCCTGTTGCACCCGCGCCTGAGCCTCGTTGAGGGTCAGCCGCGTAGCCATGTCACCGCACGTATGCGGTGGGGCGGGTAAACGTCGACGGCATCTTGGCAAAGTCGATGGCGTGGTCGGCGTACTCGGTCAGGGTCGGGCCCCAATCGCCTTCGAGGCGATCGGTGGGCTTCACCTTGGCATCAGGGTAGGTGGACACGTTCCTGATCTTGGAACCGTTCGGCAACTCGCCAGCAGCCTTCACGCTCTGGTTGCAGTAGAAGTTCGATTCCGTGGAACCGAACGTGATGCCGCTGAGCCTCTCGTACTCAATCGCGTTGACGATTATTTCAAAGGCTTCCTCCCTGATCCAGGGAGCCTTGGCTCGGGGTGCTGTCGCAGCAGGCGCTGAGGGCGGCATAGGAGCCGTCTGAGGGGCTGCTGGGGGTGGGGGTGGTAGTGCCACCCCTTGGGTGCCTGGGATCGCCTCAGCGACCACCTGTACGGCTGCTGCGGTAAACGTGTTCGCGTTCACAATGCCATGCAGATCAGCCCAGTTGGCGCGCACATCCTCATACGAGAACGAACCCGCCCTCACCAGGGCAGCCATCACCTGCGCCGTCGCAGAGTTACAGTTCTGCGCGACTATCAACTTGTCCTTATCCATTCGCATTCTCCAATGCTGTTGTCTTCCCTTTGCAAACAGACCAGCACGGCGCCCACTTCTCGGAGCACCACCAGCCTGCATCATTCAACGGCCAAACCTTCAAGGCTGGCTGTTCTACGAGGCGGCTTGCCGCCTCGACCTTGCGACGCAGGAACTGAAAGTCCTGCTCGCCTCGTTCAATCGTCATCGACGACACTTCACCCTTGCTGCCGTACATGCAATAGAACGTCATCGTCTTACGACCCATCGCCCAACAGTACGTAGTGGACTGGATGTCCCACCTGTCATACTGCCACTTGTCCCTCTGCACCCCGTTGCGATCCGTCCCCGCGTAGTCGCGCTTCGGGAACTTCCAATCAACCAAACCCATGTTGCTATCTATTAGGTCGATGCGTCCCGTCATCCGAACGACACGCTCATCGTCCTCGAACAGCACGTGGTTGAACTCCACCTCCACCCCGATGGGGGTCAAACTCGGGTACACCTGTTCATACCACGAGTTCAACCTGGCGGCACCGACCTTCTCGAGTTCGGTACGAGACTTGTAACTGTTCCACCTGGTGATAGTCGGAACGAGTTCATCCAACTCGTGGCCGAACCGCTCATGCAGGGCAGTGTACGTCTCATCGTTGAGGTGCACGGGGGCAGCACCCATCCCCTCAGGGATGGTGATTAGGTACTCGACGGCGTTGTGACACGCCGTACCCAGTACGGCGGCGTCACCCTCAAAGTCTTCAACGGCGCCAGTCCACACAAGACGTGCCCGCTCAGGGCACATAGCCAACGCCTTCAGATCAGACTGGTGCCAGGTGTGATGCCAGCGACCGTCCTCAAAGTAGTGTTCCCTGTTCATTACTCCCCGCTCTCCCTAGGCTAGGGCTAGCGGGCCCACCCCTGGGGGGGTGGGCCGCTTGCCTGCTAGCAGCCAGTATAACAAACGCTTTACGCGTGGACGGTGATGCCAGTAATCGGGGCGGCGTTGGTTGGCTTCGGCACATACGCTGCCATGTTCGGCATGAACCGTACGGCCACCGTGTGGCCGAAGAAGTTCTCCTCCGCCCACGCCTCCAACCTCCCCGCAGTGTTCGTCTGCTTCAACGCAGCTTCCACCGTAGCAACCTTGCCGCGTCGAACCTTCGACGCCAACTGGATGGCAGCTCGAAGGTCGTCCATCTTCAACGCTGTCGAAGCCAACGCCTCGCCAGGATTCTTCGCCGCTGCCTGCGCCAGCCGCCACAACGCCCTCGTTTGCGGCGTCTGGTAGCCCCGCTGGCCGACCGCCCCCTTAGGGGTGGTCGCAGCGGGAACAATCTCACTCTGCTTCATGTCATGCTCCTTCATCGTCGTTGTCTTCATTGTTGATTGGGAACGGAATAATCTCCGCCCCCTCTGGTGCCTGGTATGGCTCCGCCTCCTCTGGTGCCAGGTAGAGCCTCGCCTCCTCAACCATCTTGCCTTGTACCTCTAAGAAGTCTTCGAGGCGCATCATTATGTCATGGCACAAGTCGAGCAGCCCGATCCACATGGATGGGATGACGTGGGTATAGAACGCCTCCGCCGACAGGTCGCTGCCTTCTTCTTCGTCACTCATCTTCTACTACCTCCAGTTTCAGCACTTGCGCTTTCGATGTCTGCCAACGGCCAGTCACCACGTTCCCATCATCATCAACATGGAACGGGATCATCCCCGTCAACAACACCTCGTACTTCATCTGTAAATCCATCCTTCTCCTTCCATCTCCGACGCCGCTTCGCAGCATCCACTTCCCGCACGGCAAGCAGTCCCTCACGGGTCCAAGTCGTCAACTGCCGATCACCTTTCGGGTTGAGAGCCGTCACTACTCGTCACCCAGGTTGGTGTTCCAACACTTGTTGCACAGATACCATCCGTTGCGGTAACCCATCACCGTTTCACGGGCAGCAGCATCCAGCTTGGGGAACAGGGTTTGCACCAACCCTTCCCTCAGCACGAACCTGGCTAACGCAGCCGTGTCAACCTCCACCTCGTCGATGGCGCCACACGTCCCCGTCGAACACTTCGCAGACACGTACGTGTTCGGCATGTCACTCTCCCTTCTCATCGT